GGTTACGAAGGTAAAGTTGGTACTACTAAGTACTTTGTAGAAGGTGGTCCTGTCACAGAAGTAAAAGATGGTGGAGATTCAGAAACAGAATTCTTCATTGCTTCTGGTGTAGGTTTCCCTATCACAGATTCAGTTGGTGCAAAAGCATCCATCAAATATGAATCAAATGATGGTGGCGACAACAAGTACGAATTCAAAACTGGATTAAAGTACAAGTTCTAAGTTGCAAATAGTGCAAACTTAATATATACTGGGCGAAGAGAAATCTTCGTCCTTTTTATTGATTTAATACCCTAATGTCTCCCAAACAAACCACAATTTATACTCGTAAAGCGTGTCCATTTTGCACAAAGATTAAAAAGGTCTATGATGCTAAAGGATGGAACTATACTGAGTATGTTCTCGATGAGAACTTTACTAGGGAACAATTCATAGGAGAATTCGGTAGAAACGGTACGTTTCCACAACTAATCGTGGATGGAGAGAAAACTGGTGGATGTAATGAAACCATTAATCTCTTTAGGACTCGTGGAATCCTCTAAATACTCATAGTTAGTAGGAGGAATCTTTTTTGTTTATTCACCAGTACCAACGGAGACCCCTATGGAACAAGTTCTTGGATCACTATATACATTCGGACTTTTTGTCTCGTTTGTTCTAGGTGCAGTTGTCGCTTTCATCGCTAAAGGATATATCGATGCTTATATTGACAACGCAGCATATGCTAAGAGCATAACCCATCCCGAAATGTTAGACGAGGATGGAAATGTAGATCAGACAGAGTTACTCTACTTGCATTTCACCGATCCAGGTGATACAATAGATGACGATGACTAAATCGGAGGGGGTAAGTACCCCTCTTTTATAAGAGTTATTAACTATGAAATTGATGATCTCTGAAATTCTTCAGAAAGCACATAACGCTAAGACAAAAGCGGAGAAGGTTAAGATCCTTCAAACAAATAATACACAGGCACTGCGTTCATTGTTCATTATGAACTATGATGATAGTATTGTGTCGGTTATTCCAGAAGGTGAGGTACCTTACACACCTAACGAAGCACCGATGGGAACTGAACACACACGCTTGGAACTCGAAGCAAAGAAACTATACTACTTTGTTAAGGGTGGTGCTGACAATCTCACTCAAATGAAAAGAGAGAGTATGTTCATTCAAATGTGTGAAGGATTGCACAAGGATGAAGCAGAAGTTCTTTGTGCTGTTAAAGACAAGAGACTTGGTAAGAAATATAGAATCACTAAGACAGTGGTAACAGAAGCATTCCCAGAAATTAAGTGGGGTGGTAGAGGTCCTAAGCAATGACAATGATCTTACACGAAAAATGTGATCCTAAATTGGCACAGGATAAGAAACTACCTTACACTGCCTATTTGGTACAGTATGAAGTTGATGGTAAAGTACATCACGACATTGCTGTAGCAGGTGCAGCAGTTGAATTGTTTGATACTTATTATGACAAGTATAAAAAAGATTTTAAATGGTTGAAGCAAGCGGAAGGTAGAATTGCTCCTAATCTATGGAACAATACACCACCTAAACCAGAAAGAAAGAGGAGGAAGAGAAAGACAAGTGATGAAGAGTAAGTTTTATAATATTAAGATGCCTAAATTAGAAGACCAAAAACCAGAGGAGGTGGTAACACCCGAACAGGTAGGTAAGTTCATAGGCATTTATATATTAGGACCGCTATTGTTTATGGTATGTTGGAATGGTGTAATCCCATATCTCTTTGCCATAAAGGGTATAAATTATTTACAAGCGTTCTGCTTAATTACAATGATACGTTTCTTGAAACTTAAATGACTCAAGTATGTTTAGTGTCAGTTACACCTGACGCAGAAAAAACTATAGGATACATCGCTAGAGTATCCAACCCTAACAATCAGGACAACCCAAAGGTTGAAAAACTGTTAGAATACTGTATAAAGCACGGTCACTGGTCTATTTTTGAACAGGCACATATGACCTTGCAAATTGAGACATCTCGTGCTATTGCAGCACAGATTCTTAGACATAGGTCATTTACCTTTCAAGAATTCTCACAACGCTATGCAGATACCAATCTGTTAGCGACAAACATCAAACCCCCTGAGTTGAGAAGACAGGACTCTAAAAATAGACAAAATTCTATCGATGATATCCCCGAAGATCAAAAGAAACAACTTCAGAAAACTATTGCGAAGTATTTCGCTGAGGGAGTTGATTTATACAATGAACTCCTCCGTGAGGGCATTGCGAAGGAGTGTGCGAGATTTGTTCTCCCACTAGCGACCCCTACCAAGATCTATATGACAGGTAGTGCTAGGTCGTGGATCCACTATATAAATCTACGTACTGCAAATGGTACGCAGAAAGAACATATGGATATCGCAAATCTATGTCGTGATCATTTCATATGCAACTTCCCGACCACTGCTAAGGCATTGGATTGGTGTCCTGTTGTAGAAGATTGTGATTGCAATGAAGATTACTGGGATGACTTACAACCTTGCTTACGGATAGACTAATGCCAACATACGACTGGAAAAATAAGGAAACAGGTGAGATCATCACCAATATGATGAAGATCGCAGACCTCGATAAATATAAAGAGGATCATCCCGAACTTGAAAGGTACTTTGGTGACCAAAGTCCTAATACAATTTATGGTAAACCCAAACAAACTGAAGGGTTTAAGGAAGTTATGCAAAAAATGCAAGCAGCACACCCCAAAGCAAATCTTTCCCAATACACATAATGCCTAGGAAATCAAAGAACGCTGAACCAGTAGTTTCTATCAGAAGAAAGAAACCTATCGGTATTGAGCATCTAAAGTCCATTGAACCACTAACGTCTAATCAGGAATTAGCTTTTAAATCATATGCTGCTGGAAAGCATTTGGTTTTGCACGGTGCAGCAGGTACTGGTAAAACATTTATCAGTCTCTATATGGCATTGCAGCAGGTTCTTGACGAAGGTACTCCATACGATAAAGTGTATATGGTACGTTCTCTAGTTCCTACAAGAGAAATTGGTTTCCTACCAGGTGACCACGAAGATAAGTCAAACCTATATCAAATACCATACAAAAATATGGTAAAATATATGTTTGAAATGCCAGACGATAAAGCATTCGAGTTTCTTTATACAAATCTAAAGACTCAGGATACTATTTCATTCTGGTCTACCTCATTCATAAGGGGTACAACATTTGACGATGCTATTATTATTGTGGATGAATTTAGTAATCTAAATTTCCACGAACTTGATAGTATTATCACAAGAATTGGAAACAACTGTCGTATCATCTTCTCAGGTGATGCAGCACAATCTGATTTAATTAAGTCAAACGATAGAACAGGTATCCTAGATTTTATGAGGATTGTTCAATCAATGCCTTCATTTGATTGCATTGAATTTGGTATCGATGATATTGTTAGGTCAGGTCTCGTAAGAGAGTATCTAATTGCCAAACTTAATCAAGGTCTATGATTTTCACAAAGGTGGGATCTCCGATTCCATTGACAGAGATGACTGCGGTCACAAAACCACAGGGTCGTCTGTATGAGGTTAAGGATGGTACTTGGTATCCTTCAGTAACTACCGTCACAGGTCACAGAAAGAAAGATTCTATTCTGAAGTGGAGGAAGAGGGTAGGTGAGCAAGAAGCGAACAAAATTTCATCACGTGCAACATCACGTGGTAATAAATTTCATTCTATGGTAGAATGTTATTTGAATAATGAAACTGTAAAGTTCGATGAAGAAAATCCCCTAGCGAGTTTTATGTTTAATACCGCTAAGAAAGATCTTAATCGAATTAATAACATTCACCTTCTTGAATCCCCATTATATTCTGATAAACTTAGAGTTGCAGGTAGAGTCGATTGTATTGCTGAGTTCGATGGTGAACTTGCTGTAATTGACTTTAAAACTTCTACTAAACCTAAGCAAGAAAAATGGATTGAAAATTATTTCGTTCAAGAAACTGCATACGCTGTAATGTACTATGAACGTTGCAACGTACAAGTAGAAAAGATCGTCACTATCATTGCTGTTGAAGATGGCACTATGCAAATCATAGAAAAGACAGATCTTGATTATTATTACCAACTCCTAATCGAATACATCGATGAATTTATGGCTGTGCTAAAATGAAAGAACTTAAAGACAAATTTATGACCCAAGCAAAATTCTCTGCTGCTGTAGAGGAGGTTGTAAAAAATAGTGACGGTCTCGTTAACTACATCGATGCTGTCATCGTAGTCTGTGATGATCTGGACATTGAAGTTGAAACTGTCAATAAACTCATCTCAAAACCTCTGAAGGACAAAATTAAGTTTAATGCCCAACAACTAAATTATGTTAAAAAAACCTCACGTGGAGTCTTACCAATATGAGTGACAAATTTTACGAGTCGGAAGTAGTCCGTAACGAAATCAAAGAAATGGAGAAGTTGTACACCGAGTTGGCACGTCTTTCCATTAATTATGCTAAACTAGATGAAGATGAGAAATTAGATCATATTAATAATACGTTAATGCTTATCGCTAAACAGAAAGTTTTTTATGGTCGTCTCAATCTGATGGCAACTGAGGATGAGGAAGCGAGACAGATCAAGAGTCAACTTGATAAAATGTCTCAAGTGTATTCTAACGGACAATCAATTCACGATGTCCTGACACAGATGGAAGACAAACTCAGATCCTTCAAGAAGGGTATTGACAACACCTAAATAATACGTTACCCTATATGGGTAGTTCAAACAAACCTACACAATACATACAAAATATGTCATTCGCTAACTTAAAAAGTAAATCAGGTAAATTCGCAAACCTAACCAAAGAAATCGAAAAGATGACCACTGGTGGTCGTAAGGTCGATGAAAGGTTTTGGAAACCACAGGTTGACAAATCAGGTAACGGATTTGCTGTAATTAGGTTCCTACCAGAACCAGAGGGAGCAGACCTTCCTTGGGCACAGGTATGGAGTCACGCATTTCAGGGTCCTGGCGGTTGGTACATCGAAAATTCGTTGACAACTCTCGGTCAGAAAGATCCAGTAAGTGCATTGAACAGTTCCCTATGGAACTCAGGCAATGAAGCAGACAAAGATGTCGCACGTAAGCAGAAGAGAAAACTCTCCTACTACAGTAACATCTATGTTGTTAAAGATCCTCTCAATCCAGAGAATGAAGGCAAGGTATTCTTGTACAAGTATGGCAAGAAGATCTATGACAAGATCATTGCAAAGATGCAACCAAATGAGAACGATTACGATCCAGAACCAGCGTTCAATCCTTTCGATCTATGGAAGGGTGCTGACTTCAAATTGAAGATCAAGCAAGTCGCAGGTTTTTGGAACTACGATGATAGTTCTTTCACTACACCAGGTACTCTTGGTGGATTTGATGATACTAAACTTGAAGAAGTTTACAATCAAGCATATGATCTAAATGATTTCACTGCACCTTCAGAATTCAAGACCTACGAGGAACTTGAAGCACGTTTGAAGGTTGTTCTCGGTGCAGCACCTAAACCTGTTGACCGTGAAACAGTTGAAACAGAACTAGAAGACCTATCTGAAGGTCTTGGTAATACCGTTCAACCAAAAGAAGAATGGACATCTGCTGTGGACAATGTAAAAACTGGCACAGAAGATGATGATGCTCTGTCATACTTTGCTAAACTAGCAGAAGAATAGAACAGAAATTTATTATGAAAAGATTTGCTATCGCTGCTGCTGCCCTTCTCTGGTGTACACCAGCGATGGCACATCATAAAACACGTATCACTACAAGTGACAACGTAGAAATTGAACCTTCGCATTGTGTCTTGGATGGAATTTTTGGAACGTGGAACTGTTGGTATACACCAGTACCCAAGCGTCGTGCCTGGCCGCCTTATCGCGATCATCAGCATCACCACTATCACCATCACAGGTCTACTTGGCACACTCCTTATTTCAGACCTAACGAGCATAACGAACACGGAACCCCCTGTTACTTCTACAAGAAAAACGGTTGGTGTTTCTAATTCAAGACAATAAAACCCCTACGATACTGTACTGTTAAATAATACTAATCATACCGATTAGTTTATGTTATCAACACAGTATCGTTTGCGTTTGGAAGCAATTTGTAAAGACATTGCTTCTGGCACAGAAGTTAGTTTAGAAGATATGATATGGGCAGAAAAATTAGGTAAAGCAAACACATCGGCACGAGGAATGCTGAGATCAGCAAGGAGATTAAAATCCTCAGATGACGATTCTTTTCTTAACCACTTGGATATAGGAAACCCTGATTCAAGGAAGCATAAAAGGGGTTTCAGTGGAGCAGATGATATAGC